AACATATAAACAGGTAATGATCTAAATAAAATTTTATAATTTGGCCAGTTTTATGTACTCAAATATGATCATATCCTATTATTAAGTAGGGGGTTGTGAAATTGCGCAATTTATGTTCGCTACATGGTCAACAACGTGCCATAATTCCTATTATTAGGCTCCATGATTGCATTGCTCAAGCTCAGTCTGGTACTGGTAAAACAGCAACAATTGCTATTGGCATACTCCAAAATTTGGACATGAGCATTCTTCAATGCCAGAGTTTAGTGTTGGTCCCCACTCGTGAATTGGCCCAGCAAATTTTTAAGGTTATTAGTGCTTTGGGCCATTTCATGAAAAATCTTAAAATCCATGACTGTATTGGTGGGACCGCCGTCCGTGATGATATCAAGATTTTACAAGATGGTGTTCATGTTGTTGTGGGTACACCTGGTCGTATCTCTGATATGATCCGGCGTAGAGCTTTAATATTGGATAGTATTAGAATGTTTGTTTTGGACGAAGCTGATGAAATGTTTTCTCGTGGTTTCAAGGATCAGATCTACGAGGTGTTCAGCTTTATGCCAGAGAGTGTTAAATGCATTCTTTTCTCTGCAACGATGCCTCAGGACGTGTTGGACATCACTGAAATGTTTATGAGAGATCCTATAAAAATATTAGTGAAGAGAGATGAATTAACCTTAGAAGGTATTAAACAATTCTATATTAATTGTGAAAAGGAAGAATGGAAGTTGGATACCCTTTGCGATTTGTATGAAACATTGACTATTACTCAGGCAATTATTTATTGTAATACTAGGAAAAAAGTGGATTGGTTAAGTGAAAATATGCAGAAACGCGATTTTACGGTGTCCAGCATGCATAATGATATGGACCAAAAGGAACGTGATCTAATAATGAAAGAATTTCGTTCTGGTTCTAGTCGTGTATTGATTACGACTGACTTACTTGCTCGGGGTATTGATGTCCAACAAGTGTCCTTGGTGATCAACTATGACTTGCCTATCAATACAGAGAATTACATCCATCGTATTGGGCGATCTGGTCGATTTGGACGTAAAGGAGTAGCTATCAATTTCATTACACAGGCTGATGCCAAGTATATGCATGATATTAAACAGTTTTATAATACTCAAATTGATGAAATGCCTTCTAATATTGCGGACTTGATTTAGATTCCACATTATAATATCAAATTATAGCAACATTTATTTATATCATCATGATCATATATTTTGAATCTATGCATACATATTTTTAGAATGATATCATTTGGTAATTTTTGAATATTTTTTATTGATGATTTTCTAAAAATTCTATAAAAATTTAATAAATCATCAAATTTTATTTTGGGTCTTGATAATTTCCATAAAATGGTTGTTCCATCATAACTTCCCGTTGCCATTATCGGTAATAATGGACTAAATGCTATTGAACAAATCCAACTAGTATGACCACGTAGAGTGGCAATACATTCTATATCTGTATAATCTAAATTTAATTCCCATAATTTTGCTGTATTATCGTAACCACCTGTAGCCAACATTGAACCAGAAGTATTAAATGCAATTGATAATATATAATTTGTATGTCCATGAAGAGTTTTAATACATTTACCATTAGAATAATCATCATTTAATTTCCATAATTTTACAGTTTTATCATAACTACCAGATGCTAAAATATTACCAGTAGAATTAAATGCTATAGATAATATAAAATCAGAATGTCCATCAAGAGTTGTTTTATAAATTATCGAACCATAATCTGATTCCAATTTCCAAATTTTCACAATATTATTATTACTACAAGTAGCCAATATAAGATCAATTGGATGAAATGCTAATGATAAAATAAAATTATCATTTTCTAATAATGTTAAAATATGATTAGCTACAGTATAAGATGATTCATTTAATTTCCATATTTTAACAGTTCTATCATAACTATTTGTGGCAAGTATTGGATATATTTGATGAAAGACTACAGAGAAGACACTTTCAGAATGACCATATAAAGTATCAGTACATTGTGCAAAACTATAATCATCAGATAATTTCCATAATTTTGTAGTATTATCACAACTACTTGTGGCAAATATTGGAGCTATTGGGTGGAATGTTACACATAATATTCCTCCAATGTGATCATCTAATGTTGATGTACATTCAGCACTTAAATCATTTGGATTTATTAACCATATTTTTGCGGTACCATCAACACTACAAGTTATCATAATAGGAACAGTTGGATGGAACGTAACAGAACAAATCCAACTACCATGGCCATGTAAAATACTAATAATATCAGTATTCATATCAAAGATATAATATAATTTAATTTAATTTAACAGATAATGGTTAAAAGTAATTCTAAACTGATTCTAAACTGATTCTAAACTATTATTGTATTATTCAATTTTTCTAATTTAATAAAAATTATTAGAACTAAATGTTGAAAAAAATATTTTCCCAATAAAAAATCTCTCTGTAATAAATTTTCTGAATGTTTAATAATCATACTATTATTAGATATACCATAATTTAAAAATAAATATTTATTTTTAATATTAAGAATAAATATTAAAAATAAAATATTTAATAATAAATATTATGAATATAAGTTCAACACAAGAAACACAAAAAATACAAGAAATACAAGAAATACAAGAAACACAAAAAATACAAGAAATAAAAAAAATGCAAGAAACACAAAAAATACAAGAAATAAAAAAAATGCAAGAAATAAAAAAAATGCAAGAAATAAGAGAAATGCAAGAAATACAAGAAATACAAGAAAAGTTTAATTTAGAAAAAGCTATATGTGCAAGACCTCCTTCATGTAGTTTAATAGTAATTGATAATTTTTATAATAATCCTATGGAAACTAGAAATTATATATTAACTCAAGAATTTGGTGTTATAGGTAATTATCCAGGTAAAAGAACAATTTCATATGCAACAATCCAATTAAGAGATATTATACAAAAATATGTTGAACCATTCGGTGGAAAAATAACAGATTTTAAAATACCAACAAAAGAAATTACAAATATATATAATGGTTCATTTCAATATGCTACTTCTAATGATCGTTCATGGATTCATACTGACGAATATAATAATTGGGCAGGTGTCTTATATTTAACACCAAATGCTCCTACTACTTCAGGAACCGCATTTTTTAAATATAAAGATGGTACATCATGTGTAGAGGATGTTAAATTAATGAATAATTTAAAAAAATTAAGTATGCATTGTCAAGATATAACAAAATGGACAAAAGTAGATGAAATAGGAAATGTATTTAATAGATTAATTTTATTTAATTCTACAAAATATCATATGTCTATGGATTATTTTGGCACTACTAAAGAAGATGGTAGATTATTTCAAGTATTCTTTTTTTCAACAGAAAAATAAAATAAATTATCTCAAAATTAGAATTAGATAATTAAATTTTTTAATATAATATTATATCTAGCAATTAATATTATATCTAGCAATTAATATTATATCTAGCAATTAATGTCAAGTAAAATATTTTCTACAGATTATCCAAATCTAAATCCAAATTCAAATCCAAATTCAAATTCAAATTCAAATCCAAATTCAGATTCAAATACTGAAAATGATAAACGATTTTATATAAATAATTTAGTTGTTAATAAAATGATTTATGAAAATGATTTAGATGATCTAAAACGTTTTTTATCAATTAGATATTATATGTACATTATTAGTATTATAAGTAATTTAATAAGCTCATTGTCTCTGAGTGTAAATATTATTATTAATACTATTCAAAATATGGTTGATTTCAAGGAAAAGCTTATAATATATCAAATAGTATCACTAAGTATATTTATTTTGTCTCTTGGTTTAAATTATTTTTCAAATAATGTAGATACCTCAATAAAAAATCAACAACAAAAACTAATGATGAAATTTGGTGTATATTCTAATATTTATAATGATCAAGATACGGTAATTTTTGAACAAAGTTTGGTTCAAAGCATTAAACCAAAAATAAACTTAACTTAACTAAACTTATGATTTTTAATCTATATCAGTTATATTATCAGTATAAGTATTAAAATATAATTCATATTCTGATCCTGAAATTGATTCTAATTCAGAATTAGTTTCAGGATCAGTTTCAGTATCAGTTTCAGGATCAGTTTCAGGATCAAGATCAGAAACTAAATTAGAATCAAATTTAGTATTATTAATATAATAATATAAATATTTATTTACATGACATATGATTTGATCGTCAATTTTTTCTATTTGTTGCATATATCCTTGAATAATTGATCCATAAGAATCAATATAATATTTAACTAAAAAAAATTTGTGTTGAATTTTAATATGGATATTAAAATTTTGTCCAATTGCTACTTTTATCAAACCATTAATAATACCATATATTGGTATCATATTATATAATATTAATATTTTATTAATATTATATCTCTGATAATATAATTGATCGATTTTCATAGGATAAAAACCATTGTTAATAATACTATATATTGGATACATATTGTATTTTATTAATGTTTTATTTATCCAATATATTATATTATTAATAGTGGGTTTCTGAAAAAATGGTTTATCAATAGTAGGGATTGATAAAGGTAAAATTGTAGAAGGTAAAAATGATTTTTCATTATATTTTATACCATCTATTTTATCCATAATATATTTAAGTTTATATTTGTCTAAATGTAAATTTTTATTATTTATTATATCTCTAGACATCGTCGCATTAGTGAAGATTTCTAATAAAATATTATTAATATTTGGTTTTTTAAAATATAGTTGGTCAAATTTTATAGGATAGATTTTATCTGGAATATTTATTGATAAATTAGATGTTCCTGGTCTTTTCATTATATATTAATATTATAATATTTTAAAATATATGGATGAAAATATTATAATAATATTTTTTACCAAGCATATGATTGGATCATTTAATTTTTTATTTGTTGAATATTTTATTAATTACATATATAAATTTAAATTTATATACTTTTATTTTAAAATCAATAATATCAATATTTGATCCAATTTGTACTAAAAATTTAGCACTTTTCTCTGCTAGATAAGAAAATTTGTATTCGCCATTTACATCAATAATATCATTTTTATATTCAATACCATCTTTTTTAATTAAAATTGATGTTTTGGGTTTACTAACAATAATGAAATAAATAGTTTGACCATTATAAGTATTTATTCTTGACAAATCCTTATTTATAATTAATATCTTATTTTCACAAATTGCTCTTAGTGTTGATTTAGGATTGGTTTTTGGTTTTGGTTTTGATATATTTTTACATATTATATAATCATCATCTGAATCTATCATTGAGTAATTATAGAATTATATATGATTTTTTAAATTTTACCTGATGTATTTTTCAACCATATTATATTTAATAATATAGTTGACAATATTTTCAATATTGAAATGTTAGGATTTTCTTAACAGTATAATAATTAATAATTAATAATTAATAATTAATATTTATTCTTGAC